AAAATTACCATTGACACCAACAATCTGTTTATGTAGTGTATATGTTGAACGATTATTTACTTCAACACCATTTTTAGTTTCTTCAGCTAATTTGGCTTCAATCTCATCCTCATCACCAGCAGTCAAAAACTTAAATTTTAAATCATCACCACTAACTGGACATTTAAAATCGAATAAACCATTTTCATCTGGTTCAGCACCCAATGGTTTATACTTTAACTCAGATAAATCAACCTCACCTTCAACCAATTCATAATCATCATTATAAATTGATACATTATAAATGTTACCAAAAGCACTGGCTCTTAACCAAATCATCAAGGCATTTCTATCACCAACATGCAAATCTTTATACTTAAGATTTGGTTCCAACAGATTTCTGCTTATTAATATCTCCAAGAATTTACCACTCTGTACTAGGTTTGGTGATGTCAATATGTTCTCATCTGAACCTGTCATATAAGAAACTTTAACACTTTCTCTAACACCTTTATATAATTTACCTTTTGATGGTAATGGCACCAAGTCAAATGCCGCATCCCATTTAGGTTCAGCTAAAGGACTGTATTCAACTTTCTTAACTTCTGGTTGAGCAATAGGTTTTGGTTGTTCAACAACCTTAGCAGCTTCCATTGCAGCTTTTCTAGCAGCAACTTCTTCTTCTGCACGTTTTTTTAATTCTTCAGCAGCTTTTCTCTGCTCTTCTGGTATTTCAAATACGCCAACTGGCGGTGTAGTTTCCTCAACAGGTTTTTTATCACCACCTTGTGGAAATACATTTGGTTTTGTGTCAGACATCTTAAAACTATTTTTTATTTTTTATTATTACTTAAAAACTTCATCATCTCATCAAATAAAGCTTTTGGTATTTGAACCGTATCATTATCGTCTATTTGTTCAACATCCTTTAATTCATTTAATTTTTTCGGTTCATTATCACCACCGAATTCTTCAAATAATGCTTTATGTATCGTTGTTTTAGTTTTTATAGGATTTTTCATATCAGAATACTCAATTAACTTTTTGATATAATCAACATCAAACCTTTCGTAAATTTGTTTTTTGGTCAGTAACCTGTAATTTCTATCCATAACTCTTTTATATTAAATATCAGTAATAACATTTTTATAAAAAAAATGCTTTACCTTTTACACATTTTAATTTAAAACATGTAAAAAGTAAAGCAAGTACTGTATTCGATATAGCTTTTTTGTTTTCTAATTTTTAGAAGAGAAGTATAGCTCGGTCAAATCTAAGTGTTGCACTAACGTCAGCTATTCCGTCATCGTCCATACTTAAATCTCCGAAGTTAACGGTTGTTAACATTGTACCTTGAAGTTCCCATTTTTCAACAACAACACCAGTCGGGTCAAGCATTTCCAAATAAACATCTCTTTTATAACCAGCAGCATAACCTTGTCTACCAGTAATTGATTCAGAACCCAATCTAACCCATTCCATAATTGCTTGAGTTGTTGAAGGTCCAATAGCATCCCTAAAAGTTACATCGATAGCTTCCCAAACAAATCTACCAAGAACATAGGTTGAAGTGTTCAAAAACGGAATTTCAACATCCGATTGTGTAATCGTAGGTCTTGATGCTGAGGCCAACCACCACTCTTGAATACCCAAATCTGAAGGGAATCTCAAGAGCCACCTATTTTTTCTTTTTGGCTCATACGGTAGGGGCATTTTCATTAATAAGTCTGCCATTTTTCTTGTTTTTTAAATATTTATTATTATCTTTGTATGTGAACTACCTGATTACATATCAGGCTTCTTAATTGTTACAAGCCAATTAAGAATTTTAAACGTTTCATTGCTTATGCCATATAATTATAATGGACTTATTTTTGCTCCACGTCTGTAATCGTTTGTTCCGAACGATATTATTATTATAATCAGTTTGGCACATCCAGTGAAGGTAGGCTCTGATTATGTTTTTTATTGTCAAAGAGCGTAATTGAGTATGTTATTAAAATAATGTTTTTAAAAAATGTATATTTGTATATGTTAAAAATTTAGTTACTTTGTATATAAATAGTTAGAAATTAAAAAAAATGATAGACCGTAAAGAAAAATTTATAAATAAGTGTAAAGAAAAATTTGGTGACGCTTTTGATTATTCAGAAATCAATTATATTGATTCAAAGACTAAAATAAAAATACGTTGTAAAAAACATGATTACTACTTCCATCAAGCACCTTCAGAGCATTTAAGGGGTAAGAAAGGTTGTGTTTATTGTACTGGTAAAACTAAATGGACTGTTGATTCATTTATTCAAAAAGCTAAAGAAAAACATAATAATAAGTATAGTTACAGTAAAATTTATAAAGTGGATACGGTTAATAAACTTACAATTAATTGTCCACTACATGGTGATTTTGAACAATTATTACACAATCATTTAAAGGGTCAAGGATGTCCAATGTGTGGTACAATTAAAACATCGAGTGAAAATAAATATAGTACTGATGATTTTATAGCTAAAGCCACTGATAAACATGGTGGTAAGTATAATTACTCTAAAGTTAATTATATTGATAGTAAAACTAAAATTACCATCGTTTGTAACGAACATGGTGAATTTAAACAACAACCGTATAATCATTTAAGAGGTAAGGGTTGTCCTAAATGTGGTGATAATAAAGTTAAGTTAAAATTGACCTATACTGTTGATGATTTTATTGATAAGGCTAAAGAGGTACATGAAGATAAATATGATTATTCTAAGGTACAATATAAAGATATAAGAAATAAAGTTTTAATTAACTGCCCAATACATGGTGATTTTGAGCAATCACCTTATATCCATATAAATGGTCATGGGTGTACAAAATGTAGTAGTTCAGTATCTAACCAAGAACTCGAAATTAATGAGTATTTAAAGAGTCTTAACTTAGAAACAATTACATCGTCAAAAAGTATTATACCACCATATCAAATTGATATATACATACCATCACATAAGTTGGCAATTGAATTTAACGGTTTATATTGGCATTCAGAACTACATAAAGATAACAATTATCATATCGATAAAACTAAAGCATGTGAATCTAATGGTATTCAATTAATACACATATTTGAAGATGAATGGTTAGATAAACAGAATATCGTTAAAAGTAGGTTAAAAAACTTATTAGGTCTGACTGAGAATAGAATTTATGCTAGAAAATGTGAAGTTAAAGAAGTTCCATATAAGAATAAAGTTAAATTCCTTAATGAGAATCATATTCAAGGTGATACAGTATCTAAAACAAATATAGGTTTGTATTATAATGATGAATTGATTTCAATAATGACCTTTGGTAATAGTCGACTAATAATGAACGGCAATAAAAATGACATTGAATTATTAAGGTTCTGTTCGAAATTAGATACAAATGTCATTGGTAGTTTTAGTAAACTATTGAAACATTTCATTAAAAATAATAATGGTAAAAATATAATATCATATGCTGATAAAAGGTGGTCACAAGGTTCAGTTTATGAAAAAAATGGTTTTGATATTGTATCAGAATCCAAACCCAATTATTGGTATGTCATAGGTAAGACTCGAAAACATCGTTTTAATTTTAGGAAAGATGTTTTGGTACGTGAAGGTTTTGATTCTAAATTAACTGAACACCAAATAATGTTAAACAGAGGTATATATCGTATTTACGATTGTGGTACTATTAAATACAAAAAAAGCCTAGAATAATTCTAGGCTTTTTTCTTTTATTATCATCTTAATCTTTATACATTCTCGAAAGAAGCTCCAGTATTAAGGATGTTGAATTCGATTGAAATATATTCAAGAGAACGAGTAGGTTTCAAGAATATCTTTCCATTCAATTCATTTCTATCGATTGATTCTGGTGTATCAACAAGAACCACACGGAAATCTGTAAGACCTCTTTCACTTCTAATGTTATCCAATATTGGGTTAACAAGTGTCAAGAATTGGTTTCTAACAACATCATCATTTTGTTCGAACAACAATCTGATAGATACGGCAGAAATAAGTTTTCTTGCTTGAAGAAGTAGACGTCTAACGTTAACTCTGTCAAGTGCGGACTCTCTAACTTGCATTGTTTTATTACCCCATATCTTGATACCTTCTGATGCGAAAGTTGTCACTGGGTTAACTCTTGCAGCATACAATGTATCTCTTTCATCCAATGTAAGTTTCTTTCTTGCTTTGATACCGTCAACGTTACCTCTTTGGATACCAGCTACAGCAAACCATGGGAATGCAATATTATCGGTCAATGCTGTGTTTCTAACAACATCTCTCGTTGGTGGTAACCAGATATAAACGTTATTTTCAGTATCATTTACTTGAATCCATGGGAAGTAAGTAGATGTATAGCTACTGTCATAAAAACCATCTAATCTGTCAGCAACTTCTTCAGCAGTAAGAACATCACCAGCCGCATCAACGTCAGGTATTGTCATAATGTACCATGAGTCAGCTCTATCTTCTTCAATCATTTCAATTGAAGCTTCGATAAGATTACTGTTTTCTTCACCATCAATACCTGGTGTTGCAAACACATTAATGTTAACAGCTTCAGGGTTTCTGAATGTCCAGATACCTTCCAAGTATGCGTAGTAATCTGAAGTTATACCTAAATCACCATTAGACAATACTCGGTTTTCAAAAACACTACTATCCAAACCTAAACTACCTTTGACACCATTGATTGCGTAAGTATCCGTATTGGTTCTTCTATCTCTGTAGATATCCCATCCATCGAAACCACCGTAAGGTGCCAATGTAAATTTTCTTGCATAGATTTTTTCATAAGCAGTACCTTGAATACCTAAGTCGGTTCTGAATTCAGCATCACCAGTTTCAAATAGGAATACTGGTGAATATGTATCACCTGAGCTATTTATCACGATTTCAACACCATCAATTGTTGCACCAGTAGCTGCAATGTCCATGTGGAAACCTTTGGTCATACCTGTCCACATATCAATATCACTACTATCTGGAACACCTTTATAGTCAAAGAAGTCAGCGTCAATACCTACGGTGTTTGAAAGACCTAAGTAATATTTACGTTTGTTTTCAAACGCACCATAAGTTTGTTTATAAAGAATGTTAGGTGTAAGAACATCAGTATTGTTTGTCTGAGTATAATCTCTTACTGGGAATCCAACGAATCCAGCTGGGAATGCCTCACTAGTATCGTTCGTATCATCAAGCTCAATTAAAATATAGCTTGATTTTGATGCATACTCACCATCCAATGTACCTATTCTCTTAGCGATATAGTTATTTGATTGTGGGTTCATTGTCAAACGAGAGAATTTCTCCAATACAACTTTATTTGCATCAGTATCGTAGAAAGCTCTAACCTCGATATCAAATTCTCTTTCGTCTGGTTTAATATTAGTTATTGATAATTTAATTTCTTCATTTGCTGAATTACCATCAGAAATTGTCCACATTCTGAACAATCTAAGTAAGTTTGTACCACGAAGTTCCGATACAACGTATGGTGTAACGGCTGGCTTATATTCTTGAAGATAATCATCAAATGGTAATCCTTCTGTTGAAGTATAGTCAACTAAACTTACAATGTTGATACCTCTTACTTTATTGTTATCAACCAAGTTCTCAAACATATTCTGATAAAGTTCTTCAACGAATAATGCTGTTCTACCATCTTTTTCACCTCTACCAAGAACTTTACCAATGTAGTTTCGTTTAGATGTATCAAAAGAACATTCATAACTGAAATCACCTAAAGTCAATGCAGTACCTGTAAGTGCAAAATCACCTTTAGGGTCTAATGCTGCGGTAATTGGAGATGGTCCAAACACAACATGTGTTGCATCAGAACTAGTGTAACCAGTAACCTCAAATAAGATATCTTCGTTAGCATCATATTGACCTCTTGACCTTAATAATGCTACCAATTTGTTTTCAACATCAGTAAATCCAGTACCTGAATAATGAACAGTTACACCAGAAGTATATCCAGTATA